AATGGGGGGGTTCCCTGCCAGTAAAAGGCGACGTGGAAGTGCGCTCTTTCCTTGGCCGTGCCGTGCTCTCCGACAGCTACGTATTTGAACTTGTAGCCAGCCTTGCGCAGTCGCTTGAAGGTCTTTTGAAGATCGGCGTAGTTGATAACGTAAGCATCAACGTTGTCGTAACCGCCTGCATAGGTGAAGGTCGTGAACCAAACGGCAGTCGCCGTGGTTTCTTCAGCCAGCATGCGACCTATCCAGTGCCGCTTTCGCGCACCGATACAGGCTTGGCATTTACGACATTGGACGGTTGTCATAGCGTTGAACTTGTCTCTTATTGATAGAGGGTTTTGGCACATGGTAACCCTTTGTTTTTGTTGGTGGTGTCATCTGTGCTACAGAAGTCAAGATAGTGAGGCGGGATCTTGGGCAATTTCGAAGTGAAATTGCCCAGGATCCCGCAGGCTACCGTTTCTTAAACGCGTACCTCAGGGGGTGTAGCGTATGAAGAACGGATAGCCCTTGCTTGTCAGCGGCGACATTGACGTGCCTATCAATGAGTTGCCGCTCACAATGCGATAAATCTTTACCATAGTCGTAATGTCGGACCACCACATTAGGTGGACCGTACATGCTTTGGACGACTTCGGCGCATAGTGGAATATGCACGTCATGAGCTTCCATGCAAATTGCGCGAGCCACCAGCGTTTCCGCTGATGGCGTTGCCGAAAGACTGACCATAAGGGTTTCGCCTTGAAACTCTAGTTCAGTCTTTTCCGGTTCGAGCATTTCCAGCGGCCACAGCATCTTCGCCGCTGTGATCGCTGTCTTGTTCTGAAGAATCATCCTCGCTTCGGGAAACGTTCTCGACCACCGCGTCCTCCGCCGCGGTTGGCGTTTCAGGTGCATCCCTTTCAGATTGTCGTCTAAGGAGTTCTGCGGTTCTACGATCATACCGTTGTTCCATTTCCTGCCTGTCAGCTTCGCGTTGGATTTCGTTTCTGCGCAGCATGCGCTGGATTGCCAGCATTTCAGGCGTCAGGGGTGCTGGACGGTCCAGTGAGGTAAATACCTCATCGGACGTTTGCAGCCTATCCTGAACGCGAGAGGAGGGTTTAATAAACACGGGACTGTCACTGTAAAACATCAGTTCGCCATCTCCGGTAACTTCGCTTTCGCATTCGTACTCGCCAGCGCCGACAACGAGTCCATAGGACGTTTTGACGACAACTGGTGTTTCTGATCGAACGGTAACGGAAACCCTGCCGTCAAACGGCAAGGCTTCGTTTTTATCCCATTCGATCCAATCGGAGGGATTTGTCTTCATGACAGCACATCGCTCCCGTCACCAGCCAAACGTTCAGTCGGGACTTGGTCTATGATCGCGTCGTAGTCGCCTTGCGCCTCTTCGAGCATTGGGCCGAAGTACGTCAGACCGTTGATGACTACATCGCCCGACAGCCACCATTCAAAGGGGTCAGTGTTTTGGTCGGCAAACACTTCATGGCTGATCGTGGACGAGATGTAGAAGTCGGGACCGAGGGTCGGGTCAACGACTTCTGTTGACCAGATACGGTTGCGGTTCTCGTTCCATGGGTCAGTTGCTGATGGCCGGAAATATTTACCGCCAACGTTTGGTGCCTTGCGCAGCCATTCGTGATTGAGAGGAGCGTAGCCAAACAAATCAGTTGGCAAAGTGTGGCTTTCATCGACTTCACCATTTGTAACCATTGCGACGGGCTGCGGGTCGAGTTCGTCGGAAGTGCGGTTTGGAAGTTGCGCGGTCGTTTGCGCCCGAAAATAGTAATCGCGTTGCCGCTCATACAGCATTTCGGGGAGCACTTGGCCGACAATCACGATGGTGCCGCCGCACTGGATGGCGGGCGACCGCAGGTTAAGTGATAGCGAGGTACGCCCGTCCGCGACGGACTTGGTCAGGTTTTCGCCGTCAGTCGCGTACCGCTCGTTCATACCGACCATGGTGTCGCTGTGGTCGAGAAGGATGGGGTTTTTGAGAACCTCATCATTGAGGCGGATACCTGCCAGCAATTGGTCGATCATCCAATCTTCCGAAATACCCTGATATTCGCTACGGAGTTTAGCCCAAGCGCGGGTTTCGGTTGCCTGCTGGATGTTGGCAAGAGAGATATTGACGGACCCTTCTTGGAGTTCCGCCCAAATCATGCCAGTCCAATCTTGCACGCCGTCTTCAATTTCAGGAACGTCGTTTGGATTGCCTGTAGGTGCCGATTGAGTGGTGCTAAAACCGGAACGGTTAACACTCATCACGGGCAAATCGCCGCCAGAGGTAAAGCTGATCGGAATTTCGCCTTCGACCATTGCGGCATCGAAGGTTGGAACAACGAACTTCATCTGGGTGTGTTCCCAGAAGGCAGGCGCGGGGTTGCCAGCCAAACGCGTTCTTTCGGTCAGCGAGGTTGACCGTTGCCGAGCGATATAGTTCCAAACGCAGTTGAAACTTTCCAGATAATCGGTGTTGATGAAATCACCGTCAGGCGCGTGTAGTCCGAGTTTTTGCCAAATATAGCTTTGTTCGTTATAGGCCAGAGGTTCGAACCAAGGAATGACGTTACCGTCAATTTCTTGTTGACCGTTATAGCTGCGGTCGATCGACCCCATGTCCTGAAAGCGTTCTAGAGCCAGCTTGGGCACCAAGTAGGCCATTGCGGAAACGCGCACTGGGTTGAGTAGCATATCGGCAGTTTCGGCCATTTGGACGTTGACGCTAAGGCGCGAGTTCATAACGCCATCTTCACGGAGAAGCGGAATCATTTTGAGCGGAGTCAGGTTGCCGCCAAAGTCGGATGTTACGACCGAGACATTGTCTGACCGTGTAGTCCTGCGGTGTTGCACCGGACCTTTGCGGACCTTCTGGGGCCAGACCTGCGTTGGACGCAGTGTCTTCGAATGTTGCTTTGGAATTTGCATAGTGGTTTTCCTCAGTTGTAAATGATGTTCGGAATGTCAATTTTGAGCGGGCCACCAGTGCCGCCCGCTCTGTTTGCTGGCCCGCCAGTGTTTAGCGGAGCCTTCGGTTGGTTTGGCATTTTCAGGACGGTACCATCCTTTAGAACGCGCACTTTCTCGCCCATGTCGAGAAAGGTCTGGGCGCCATGCACCTCGCCGGCGATTTCGCCGAGAGCGCCAGACACGCCGTCTACGGGCACCCAGCCCTCAGGCATGAGCAGGTTGTCCTCTTTGACACGAATGACGTATCGCCCCGCATAGGGCGAATCGCTGTCGGGCGGTATTTGGAAGTCTTCGGAACTGGAGCCGAAGATGTTAGGGACCACGCCGACGAAGTCGTCGCGTTTACTTATCGCGTTCTGCGGATCAGTCGCCGCAGTTGGCGACACAGGCGACACGGGACGGTTCGCGAGGTCGTAGTCGTACCTGCGCGTCCATTCTTCGTTTTGCCGTTGTTCCGTTTCCCTTTGAATCGCATCTTGCGCATAAGTTGCTCCAAATTGTGCTATCGCGTCGCCAATCGCGGAGCGCTGGCCGAGCGGTGATATGTTGGCTTGCGTCGGCGAGCCGACGCTGCCGCCAGTTGCACGGAGCATTGTCAAAGGGTTGAACCCCGCCTTTTGCGCTCCTGCTACGATGTATTGCGGTAGATCGCGGGCCAGTTTTTGCTGGCTTTCGCGTCCAAGGCGGTGTTGTTTCTTTAGGCTTGGCCCTTTGTCCTTGAACATGCCGCCAAGTAAAGCGGTGCCTCCTTGGATTAGAGCTGCGGTTGTGGTCGGACTTAGGGCCATAGGTTTTCTCCTGAAGTGTTTTTTATTGATAGGAGAAGTATTCCACCCTGTCTACCGCGACGTAGCATCAAACAAGTTGACGCAACATCGCAATAGACAGCGCGGCCAACTGCGTTGGATGCTTTTTTCATTGCATTCAAGGTTTCAGGGCGGGCCTGAAACGCTTGCCCAATTTGGTGCTCTAACATGAAAGGAAAGCACATGTCACTGGATTTTGACACAAAGAAGATCGCGAAATTGGCCGATGGATCGGACCCTGTACGCGACAAAGACGGGAACTTGACGGGACTTTGTCAAACGATGGTCTTCATGACTATGTTTGTCGAGTTGGGGGAGATCACTTCCAGCAATGTCAAGGAGTTTTACAAGCGTTGCTTTTTCTATGAAACCGAATGCGGCGCCATGCGCCAGACAGCGGACGGAGAGTATGTCTACATCACTGAGGATGAAGTCCGCTCGTTCATCGGTTTGAAAACGAACGTTGTGAATAAATCATGGGCGCAGTTTCGCACGGCTTTATCCAAACGGGTAATCCAGCGCTTGGAGGAAGCCTTCGAGCGTAAACATCGCAAATGATTTTAAGGGGCGGCTGATTGGGCCGCCCCTTTTAGCACAGATGCCCCCCAAAATTTTTCGCCGCTCGCTACGCTCGCTCTAGACCTAGCACCAACGGCGGCTCTCGTATTTGCCGTTGAGTTCTCTATTGCGTTTGCTGGTCTTGTTGTCTTTGTCCCAACGGGCCGCAGCGCCGTTACCGCTGTCGGGCTTTTCTACGCAACCAAAGGCGTCTGAATACAGAGGCGAGTTGCGTTTTTGACGACGTTTTGAATTGAATTTTTGTAGTTCTGTTGGGCTTTTGTAGGAGCCGGGGCGCAGGGTACCTGCGAGCGCTGCACGCGGCAGTTTAAGAGCGGGGGGGAGACCCCCCCCCACCCCCCTGTCCTTTTTCTTCGGTGTGTCCCTCATCAAAGGTGTTGTCACGCCCGTCGCTGCGCGTTTTGGCGGTGCAAAGGGGTTGACCCTTTGGGGTTTTGTTTCGATTACATCGAAGTCGTCAAAGAATTTTCGTTGGGGTTCTCTAAAAGAAATCTGTGGGTTCGCGGTGGGCTTGCGTCCAGTGTTTCTAGCCTTAGCCGCTTTAATAGCTTTGTTTCTTCGCAGACCGTCTGTGGTGTTTCTATTCGTTCGTTTGTTACGTGGCCGCGCCATATCGTTTCCCCGTGATTGTTGTAAATTTCCGCTAGTACATAATTAGCGTAAATCATGAGGCTCAAGTTGTCCAAACTGTAAACTGTGTGTTTGGCAACCTGCCGTTCCGGTTTGAGCAGATCGTTTTCACGGTATTTAAATTTGGCGAGCGTGTCGCCTTCGATGGTCTGAACATCGTAAACTCGTTCAAGATAATCGCGGACCAGAGGCGAACAGAGATCGGGATTTTGCGAGATTTCTGACAGATATTCGGTGACATCTTCGGACAGGCTTAGGCGTTGGTTGGGGCGGTGTAACGCCCACTCGTTCAGGTAGGCTTTCAGCATCCGGTCATACATGCCCGTCTGTCGGCCTACCGGATAATAGAACGGGTCACCGTTTCTGTTTAGATTGTTCGGGATGGTGAAGCGGTCGGACTGCGCAAAGAGCGCTAGGCCCGCCCTTGCGTGTCGCCGCGCGTATTCAAGCAAGTAGTTTTCCCCAAGCATGGGGTTTTTGCTGTATTTCATAACCGCGCGTTCGAGATTGTCCTTGTTCATGTAGTCCATGATATACGAAGCACAGGCTTGCTGGCTTCGGGGGAATTGCGCATTCACATGCCCGTGGTCCCAAAACTGCCACTGGGCATTTGTGTCCATGGTAATTTCTGGGGGGGTTCCCTGCCAGTAAAAGGCGACGTGGAAGTGCGCTCTTTCCTTGGCCGTGCCGTGCTCTCCGACAGCTACGTATTTGAACTTGTAGCCAG